TAATGTTCTATTTTTAGTTAGCATCATAATTAAATTTTTAATGAGTCGTTTGCTCTTAGGGTCAAGGGCGCTGGTAGGTTCATCAAGTATAACAACCTTACTCTTTCCTAGAAGTGCCCTCAAAATCCAAACAATTTGTCTCTGTCCGCCAGATAAGTTGCTCCCTTTCTTTCCTACTGGTAAATCCATACGTTCCTCGAATATTTCGCGGACTTCAGTTAAACCAGTTTCGTTTAGTAATTTGTATATTTTATCTAGTGTTTCGCTCTTTTTAATGCCGGTGTGACCATAACTTATGTTTTCCCAAAGTGTTCTATCAAATAATACTGGTGATTGTGGAATATATATTATATTTTCACGAATATTATCTATATTTAATCGTTTATCTTTTACACCATTCAAAAGAATAGAACCGCTGTCATATTCCTGTAACCCTACTAATAATTTAGCAAAGGTTGATTTCCCACTACCTATACTTCCCATAATAACTAAGTTCTGATTTATAGGTATTTTGAGATTCATCTTTTCATATATTTGATTTTCAGTTCCAGGTATAGTAAAGTTAATATCACAGAATTCAATTGAAATTCCTTCTCTTGGATTATGGATTATTTTATCTCCATTTTCAGTATAAACTGGTAATTCATTTAAGAACTTATTTATATATTTGAAATCAGCTTTAACAGAAGCAAAGTTTTTGGCATTTTTATAGTACATCAATAGAGAATTTAGAATATTAAAGTTAAGGATAAATATGGCCGTTAAAGATGCTAAGTTTAATTTGTTATCCGTAAATAGTTTAATAGTTGTATAATTCAAACCAATAAATATAAGGATATTTACTATTGAGAAGATTATCTTAAATTTTAAATTACACATTTGTCGGCGAACTTGATAACTAACTGTTTTTTGATTATTACTACGAACAATTTTTTTCTCTCGGTTAGTTTGTTTACTTGTGAATACGCTAATAAGATTAGATAGGATATCCTCTATGACGCCATGAGCTTCATCATAGTGTTGTTCGGCTTTTGCTTTATGTTGCCCACAAGTATTTACAAATTTTATTCCTATTGCTATAAACACTACCATTCCTAATAAATATATTCCTCCTAACCACTTTGAATGCCAAAATAAATATCCTAAATTTGACATTATAATTAACAGATTATTCATTAAGAATTCTTGGACATAGTCTTGAATGCTATCTAAGATCCAAGGTAACTTAATGAGTTTTGTAATAATTTCACCAGTTTTAAGTTCTTGAAAGTGAGTATTATATCTATCAATAATTTCATATAATAATCTTTCTTCTGTATAGGCAGTAAATTTAGGCCAAATATGTAATTCTGCCCAACTTTGAACTACATTAATACCTTGAACTGCTACCCAAATTACTAGTAGTATAAAAAAATAATGTTTAGCTTTGGTAATATCTGGAGTTTTCAGGGCATTAATAATTTGACCATAGAAATGAGGTATGCTTATCTGCCTCAATGGTGTAGAAATAAGCGTAACACCTAAAAGTCTATACAATCCACGATTTTCTCGATAAAAACTGTAGTATATGTCTCGAACTAAGTCCATAATATATAATACTACTATATTTTAGTTAATAAACCAAAGCGAGTTTAATTTCGCGTCTCACACTAGCATTAATGAATTCAGCAGCTTTAACAATTTTACATATTTTTTTCTCAAATTCATCATAGGTTATACCTTTCATTTTTAACCATTTTATAGTATTTTCATAATTGTAAATAAGTGAATAAATTATAAATTCGGCTACTTTATGATAAACGCTTCTCTGGTGATAATTAGTGAAATTAACATTATAGAAATCTACCAGTTTATAATGTGTATGTTCCTGTGATATTTTGTTTAGCATTTTTGAATAATTCAGTGAGCTATCCCGATTAACACTATATCTTTCCAGAGAATTAACTTTAGACATTGTAGAAATTAATCTGTCACTACAGATATAATTTTGAAGGTCCCATTTTTGAAGTTTATAGAAAGCAGTTTCGTATTTATCAGTATCTGAATAATAAGTCATTACATCTCGCAAAACAGCAGTCTTTTCGGTATTCCTACCTTTTCTATTTTTCGTTATTGTATTAACAATATTTTCAAAAAGTAGTAAGCTCACTAAACTAGGGTTTTCATGGTATTCATCAAAATAATCATCCACTGTCATCTTTGTGTTAAGTATTCTACTTACCGAATCATATCCAGTAGATGTTTCACTTTTTTTCTCAAAATTGGCCAATAAGCTATCAATATTTTCATATACTTCTAATACTTCTTCTTCAGTGGATTTATTATAGAATAGATACTCTAGTAAGTTTACCAACCGTCTATAATCACCCTGACTATGAGTTATAATTTTTCCTATTTCGAAATAATCTACTTCAATTCCCTCGGCTTTTAGAATTCGTTCAATTAATCGTGTCATTAGCATTTTACTGGGTCTAGAGAATTTAATAGATACACTTTTGTCTCTGAGAGTTTTAATTTTCTTGTCTATGCTGTTACTGATACATATAAATGGAGAACCTGTTGGGCGTTTGTCTTTTCCACTTCTTTTAGTAAAAATAGTATTCATGAGTTCGGTTAATCCTCCTTTGTCATTACCACTCATTCCATCAATTTCGTCCATAATTACCCCCATACTTCTTTTATTTGAAACCATGAACGAAATAACATTCATATTTCCATTTATTTCAGCTAGTTTCTCGCGGACTTGTTTTTGATTTCGCAATTCACTAGCATTAAATTCACATACGTCATAATTATATCCTTCCAGCAACACTCTCGCCAATGAAGTTTTCCCTAAACCAGGTTCGCCATAAATAAATAGGCAATTTGGTGTTTTTTCCTTTCGTGCTTTAAAATCACGTATCCAGTCACGTGCCTTTTTTATGTCTCCTGCTGGAAGCAAAATGTCAGATAGACATTTAGGTCTATATTTTTCAAACCATAGACAATTCATAGTTTTACCTATTAATACAAATATTTTTTATATCAATTTTATATATAATGAAATTAAACTATAGAATAGCAATTTTAATACTAATCTCATTCATCTCTCTATTACTTCTTTCATGTGAATATTTTCAGGGGCATAATCATAGTACATTAAACTTAGCGAAAAACCCATGTACAGATTATTTAACAGATATGGAATACCTAGAGCATATGATACCACATCATATTGTTGCCATAGATATGAGTAAAGAGTTAATTAAAACCTCAAGTAATCCAATTATGTTAGCTATGGCGCGAAATATTATAAGGCATCAAAGTTATGAGGTGTGGGAAATGAAAAGAATGATGGAAAACTTGGAACCCGACAATATGTTTTCAGCAGAAAACTTATTTAACTCAAAACAAAGAGAGATAAAATCAAAATTAGCTTATTATGAGCCAAAAAAGTCTAGACATATGGGAGATTCTTGTGACCCTCTTTTCTTCAAACCAGATGCCCATATGAAACATATGAGTCATATGCCCGTGACAGACATTTCATTCTTAAAACATATGATACCACATCATCAAGTAGCAGTAGATATGAGTCAAAGACTTTTGTTACATAGTAAGAATTCTTATACAAGACAACTCTGTCAAGATATTATACTAGAGCAAGAATCAGAAATTCTATTAATGAATCAAATGCTTGAATATACAAAAAGATGGAATTATAAAAGCACGTTAGTCTAAAATAAATTAGAATTAACATAAATTGTCAATTCCTTCCCAAGGTACTTGGCATTGTTTGGCCCAAGCACATTTATAGTGGTCTCCTTTGCGTCCAGTAAATAATTCATCGTTGAAGTCCATATCGCGGTCTCCGCCTGTTTTACATAATCCAATTGCGTGGGTGTTTCGACATACATTTTCATCTTGTACTTCCCAATAATCAGGGCATCTATTTTTCATTGGTGGATATTCACTACCTACTTTTTTTTTGTCATTGCGTATTTCTAAGACAAAAGAAACAACGAAACCTAGAATTATTGCTAATACTACTACTGAAAGTATTATATAAAATGTTTTTTGATTCATCGTATATTATAGTATAATATAAATTATTTAAAAGAAATTTAGAATCTTACCTTAAAATGACCAAATATGCTCTCATCAGCGTTTCTGATAAAGTTAATTTAAATATTATAATAGAATTTCTCCACATTAAGGGATATACTATTTTAAGCACTGGTGGAACCTATAAAAATATTTATGAAAATCATCCAGAGGTTCGTGAATTTCTTATTCAAGTGTCTGATTTTACACAGTTCCCAGAAATATTAGGAGGAAGGGTAAAAACCTTACATCCAAAGATATATGGAGGACTTCTCTGGGACGACAAGTTTGATACAACTGGAATTGAAAAGATAGATTTAGTAATTGTAAATCTATATCCTTTTGAAAAAACTATTGAGAACCCAAATGTAACTTTGGATGATGCTATAGAAAACATAGATATAGGTGGAGTTTCTCTTATACGAGCAGCCGCAAAGAATTTTAAGAATGTAAAATTATTAGTAAGTCCACACGATTACTATCACGCCACTTTAAATTTTACAGATAATAGTTATTGGAGAAAAATGGCAGTTAAGGGATTTGACCATGTGACACAATATGACGCGGCTATTACAAAATATCTATCAGAAGATACTATTCATTATAGAAAATATACTAGTTATTTGAAATTAAAGTATGGTTGTAATCCATACCAGGAAAATTCGCAATTAATGAAAATGTCTAATTCCACATTTCCATTTCAAGTTCTTAATGGAACTCCTGGATATATTAATAGTATAGATGCGGTTCAAAGTTGGTGCTTGGTTCGAGAATTACAATTTTCAACAGGATTAATGGCTGCTGCTAGTTTTAAACACACCGCACCAGCAGGAGTAGCACTAGCAACATCTACAGAATCTGATTCCGCTTCAATGTCAGCATACATCAAAGCAAGAAATAGTGATCCACTCTCTAGTTTTGGTGATTTTATAGCTATTTCAGGATGCGTAGATACCCAATGTGCCAAATATATATGTAAATGTGTTAGTGATGGTATAATAGCACATGATTATACATTAGATGCTTTGGAATTATTATCCTCTAAAAAGTCAGGTAAATATATAGTATTGAGGGGTAATAAAAATTATCCTACTGGGGTTGAATACCGTGAGTTAGGTGGTGTAGTATTAACACAAGACATAAATAAGAAGTCAATTACTCTAAATGACCTTTCCTCAGAAAATATAGTCACTAAAACTGATAGAGAATTAAGTAATACTGAAAAACTGGATATGATACTAGCCACAATTACTTTAAAATATACACCAAGTAATTCAATAGCAATAGCTACTGACAATGTTTGTATAGGCATAGGAGCTGGTCAACAGAACAGATTAGATTGTATTAGATTGGCTGGAAATAAATCCAGAGAATGGAGATTGCGCCAGCATCCAAAAGTAAAAGCACTTGACACACTTTTCTGTGAAGGAGTAAAAAGACAGGACCGTATAAATGCCTCTATTCAATATATTCGCAATGATTTTACGGAAGTAGAGTTGGAAAACTGGAAGAAACTATTCATTAATGAACCCGTTACAATTACAGAAAATGAGAAAAACGAGTTTCTCAATGAAGAAAATAGAAAAATAGTATTAAGTTCGGATGCTTTTATGCCATTTCGAGATAATGTAGATACAGCTGTAAGATTTAATGTATCCAGTATAGTTCAACCAGGTGGAAGCACCGCAGACAATTCAGTTATAGAAGCATGTGAAGAATATAAAATACCAATGGTTTTCACTGGTGCCAGATTTTTCCTCCATTAATTTAAATTAATAAATGTCTTTTCCTCCAATTGGGAATGGAAAGTCTGAACATATTTCACATGGATAGTTCTTTAAATTTACACGGAACATAAGGTAATTCATCATAATGTAAAGGAATCCAAACATAAATGAAAATAGTCCCGAAGATATTCTATAGAAAATTCCTTTGTCAGAGTTACATTGAAGTGCTATTGATAGTGCCAGAAAGTTTGATACAAAAATTAGGAATACAAAAAGGAAAATTAATCCTCGTTTGAAATTCTTATATAAAACACCTTCTACTCTAGTTTCAAGGTCATTAGTTAAATTTACGTTTTTCTCGGTTTTACTCATAATACTACTATAGTATTACCTTAGAATTTTTTACAAGATATTCATCAATTCTATCTTTTTATTATCCATAATTCCAAACTGTGTATCTACACCAGAATTTATTTCGCAAGTAGCCTTAAACTTACCAAGATAGGGAGAATATGATACTGTTTTCAATGTTCCTATGAGGTCGTGTTCATTATTATAAATATTTATTGGTTTCTTTGTGAAATTATAATTATCAAAAGACGTGCTCATCAACTTAGTTTTACTTTGTCTAAATTTATTGTTCATATCCAAAACACCATTTATTCCAATAAATTCATTCTTCTGTGTGCTTACTAGGTTTAACTGATTCAATTCAATAGGATTATACTCTCCATTCATTTCTAAATCAGTAATCATTCTAGATTCCATTTTGTTAACCAATAGAGCATCACTACCAGTCATATAAATATTTGGTTGATGTAGAAGTTTATTAAATAGTTCATCTGTTTTATCTTTTGGAATACTAACTAAAAAGCCATCAGCACCTGTAATACTTTTACGCATAATAGTAATATCATTTTGGATAATGAATTCACGATTTTTGTTTGGGAGTTCTCTAAAGTCAAGATTTAAGAAGTAATACATTTTGTTTATTCCTGCCATACTCCATGAACCTTGAAGAGCAAATAGGTCAAAATCACTGGGGTCTTCTATTTTAATCTGTTTTTCGTCTTTTAGAATATTCTTAATAATTGGTACAGAAGAACGTTTACACATAATCTTAAAAGTATTTCCGGTATTAATTAATGTAGGTTTATCTAAAATATTACCTTCTTGATTTAGTAGAAGTGTATCCTGTGTTTTATTGATTGAACAATTATAGACATTATTAGTAAATATATTCTGAAGAGTCTGGTATAATCCAGTTCCACTAATATTAATGATTGTTTTATCTGTCAAATCAAATAATCCACAACGATACGTCAAACGAACATTCATCGCTTCATTAGTAATTCCACCTGTGTTATTACAAATATCTACAATAGGTTGATAAAATGAAATCTTTTTAAAATTTCTAGCAACACCAGATACCATCTGGGCTCCCAAGTTTAATCCTCGGTAACTTTGTAAAGACATAATACTTATATTCATCTATGTAATATTTTTTAAATCAATTTTTTACTTAAAAACTCAATAAGATATCTATTAAATGATTATATCTATAGTTCTTTTAAATTCTATAGTCCATAACTGTGATGATATTTACTTTAAATTTACGTGCGAAACTCACGATAAATGTATATGGAAAAATTATAATTGTATAGAAAATACACATTCACTTTCTAAATCATCGAAAAAAAGTTCAAAAAAATCA